AAAGAAAGAATATTTTGATGGCGAACATAAGATTGTATTTGATCTGATTACAGACTTTGTTCGCGATCATAATAAGCTTCCTACAAGTCGAGTATTGGAAATTGAAATTGAAAAGGTTTCAGCTCCAGACGAAACACTTACTCGATCGTATGATTTGATTCAAGAAATTGCAGTTAAATCTGATATTGATACTGAATACCTCATACGTGAATCAGAGAAATGGTGTCGTGATAAAGCAATCTATGGTGCTATCATGAACTCCATTCAAATCATTGATGGAAAAAACCAAGAGGTGACAGAAGGCGCAATACCTGAAATACTACAGGAAGCTCTTGGTGTTTCCTTTGATCAGGCAATTGGTCATGACTATATCAATGATGCTGATTCGCGATATGAGTTCTATAATAATGAAGAGGAAAAGATTCCATTCGATCTTGATATATTCAATAAGATGACGAAAGGTGGCTTACCAAACAAAACACTCAATATCGCTTTGGCTGGTACTGGTGTAGGTAAGTCTTTGTTTATGTGTCATATGAGTTCATCTGCATTGAGTGAAGGTAAGAACGTATTGTATATTACAATGGAAATGGCAGAAGAACGTATTGCAGAACGTATCGATGCTAATCTAATGGATCTACCTATTCAACAACTAACTGAATTACCAAAGAATGTCTTTGATGAAAAGATTAAAAAGATTGCAAAGGGTTCTATTGGTAAACTCATCGTTAAACAATATCCTACAGGTGCAGCACATGTTGGCCACTTCCGTGCATTGCTTAATGAATTGAAGTTGAAAAAGAACTTTGTACCTGATATGATATTCGTTGATTATCTAAACATTTGTGCATCTTCAAGAGTAAAGAATACAGCAGCAAACAGTTATACAATCATCAAATCGATTGCCGAAGAACTACGTGGTCTTGCAGTTGAATTTGATGTACCTATTATGAGTGCTACTCAAACAACTCGTTCAGGTTATAGTAACACTGATGTTGGTCTTGAAGATACATCCGAATCATTTGGTTTGCCGGCAACGGCCGATCTAATGTTTGCTCTTATTTCAACAGAAGAGCTAGAAGAGCTTAATCAGATTATGGTAAAACAATTGAAGAATCGTTACAATGATCCGACTAAGTATAAGCGTTTTGTAATTGGTATTGATCGTGCTAAGATGAAGCTATATGATGTAGAAGAATCAGCACAAGATAATATCATGCAAGACATGGCTATTCCCGATAAACCGATTGCGACGTGGGGGGATAATGAAAATAAAGACACGTTTGCAGATTTTAAAGTCTAGGAGAAAAATATGTTAAATTGGTTAAAAGAAAGAGTTACAGAAAGAACTACCTTTGATGGTGCATCACTTATTGTTATTTGTGGTTCCGTTATTTTGTTCGGCGGCATTGCTAAGCTACTTGCATGGGCAGGCTTTCTATGGGGCATTTACACATTAGTTAAAAAAGATTAATATTATGGCAAATCCAAAACTACATATTAGTAAAGAAATTTTATGGGAAGAAAGTGTTTTTCGAGTAGATTTTGAAGATGTAGATAATAGTAAAATTATCGAACATTATCATGAATTAAAAAAAGAAGACCCAGCTGGTGTTGTTAATTCAAATCATGGTGGTTATCAAGTAATGCTGGCCGGAAATCGAAATGAAGAATTAGACAAACTCATGTGTGGTTTAGCACAAGCTGCAACTGAAATTTATAATAAAGGATATGCCCATAAAGAAAAACTAGTTATTTCTAATTGTTGGTTTAATGGCAATGAGTATGGTGATTGTAATGTACTTCATAATCACCCAGGTGCTGTATTATCTGGAGTTTACTATTTAACCGATGGAAAGCCTGAGCATGGAGAAATTACTTTAATACGTCCAAATAGAAACGAAATACTTTCTTTTAAACCTGCCAAAGAAGAAATACCTAACGACATTGAATATGGCCTATCATATAGGCGATTAGCTTCTTTCCCAGCCGTAGCTTCACGGGCTTTACTCTTTGCTCCGTGGATGGAACATTATGTAACAACAAACAAAACACAAGATCTAAGAATTGTAATTGGTTTAAATTTTTCGATTGAAGGTAGAGAAGATGAATGTCCATTCGCAACACTTGGATATTGATATAACAAAAAGTTATATTAATATAACAAAAAGGTCTAAAAAAACTGTTTACAACAGTGCAAAGCTGTGGTATAATAGCACTATAAATTAATGAAACAGGACCTATATTATGAAAGCATCACTCGTTAAAGCAATTAACTCTATCAGCTCAACCAAAGAGATGAATGAAGCTATTGAATTATTGAAAGCTAAGCAAAAGCAGATTCGTTCAATTGAATCTGCTGCTGCAAGGTCTACCTTCTCTTCTGGTGATCATGTTGTGATTAACAGTAGAAAATCTGGTCGTTTGACTGGTATCATCGAAAAAGTTAACCGTACTAAAGCGGTTGTTAGTATCGATGCAGTTCTATACACTGTTCCACTTACTATGCTTAATGCAGCTTAATTGGAGATTACTATGAATTTAACTCTTTTAAAAAATCACTATCATGAAGAAATGAGAGATCGTGCAGCTAAAGGTCTTAGGCATATGAACTTCATTGATTGGAAAGATCAGAAAGCGTTACTAGCAATTTACTTTGAAATGAAACAGAAAGAAATCTTGGAGGCTAAATAATGTTTACTAAAGAAGCTTATGCCGAAGAAATGTTTGAGCGTAAGGCAAATGGTTTTGCCACGGAGTCATTCGAATCATGGAAGGCTCGTAAGGAAGCTACACGTGATTACTTCAACGAGGTTTGGAAATCAACCCTCGATATTGAGGAAGAGCGTCAAATTGCAGCTGAAGCGTGGGGCGTATAATGGACGCATTTCAGCTCGTCAAAAATGCCTTTGAAGAGATCGCTGCGGAAGATGCAGCGATTCTCGAGGCTCAGCTCAATGAATACCGTAATTGGATAGATACGAATGCAACTGATGTTCAAAGTCAAGCTTGTGCTAAAGCACTTAATTACGGTTGGAGCCTAGAGTCTGCCAGTGATGAATTTATTAAATTGATAAACGGCCAAAGCACTATGAAGATCTTTAGTAATGGTCGTATCCGTCGAACTAAGCCAACTCGAGGAGAGTTATAATGAGAACTAAGTCTTATGTATTTACCGCTGATGTTAATTCGGCAGTCGATATGATGCAAATTGAAACACTACGAGCTTCGATTAAAAGTGTTAATGCAATGGCGAAAGAAACTGACCGTATGAATCAGTATCGTTATGATCATGGTTATGCTGACTACGGCTTTCCTGATGTTCCTAAATACCGTGTTTCTTTGATGCCCCGCGGTCCACGTAGAGCTGCAGCTATTGCTGATGGTAGAAGTAAGTATGCTTACGATTCATGTCTACCAATCAGACATGCTGAAACAATTGATGTATATATCCATGAAAGGAGATAATATGAGTGAAGAAAAGGTTGAAGCACCAGAGTATGTTCGTGAAGAAGATATTTGTCTTTGTGGTGAATTGATTGCAGAATGTAAAGATGCATATGATCACATGGCAAAGGGGTACTAAGATGAGTGATGTTGAATTATTACATAATGCTTTGCAAACTCCTGACGGTACAATTCTAACTTCACGTAGACGACATGATTATGTTTCGTATGTAGATGCAAATGGTAAAACATATTTTACTGACGGTGGATTATATTATGTTCGTTGTTCTGCAAATGGTGATGAAGTTCATTTAAGCGTATGGTCAGATGATGATCATGAAGTAATACGAGAACGTGCCGAATGGGGTACATACGGTAAAGATGGTGATAAACCTTTAAATTGGGTAAAGCTAAAAGATATAGAAACAGACCATCTTAAAACTGTGATTAGACAATGTCAGGCATCTAAAATGCATCCAGCCTTTGTAGCTGAATTAAGCTATAGGAATGATCAATGTTTATAGATATATTATACGGATTGTTTTTATCTGTTGTTTGCTTAGGTGGTACAATGGCCGCCTTTGAACTCATTGATTACATAAGGAATCGTAAATGGTAGTAGAGCATTTCATTATATTCACATTTTGTCTAATTGGTGCATCATGGACAGCATATCACCATGGGGTAAAAATTGGTGCAGAAATTCTATTAGACATGTTAGAAGATCAAAAAGTTGTGAGGGTACTCGAAGACGGAAGTGTCGAACCTTATAAATAGTTATAATATTTAACATTTAAAGAGGTTAAAATGCTAAACTTTTCAGGTTTCCAGCCACTTTCAGAAGCTGTTAGGATGACACCAGCTCAGTTGTCTAAGCCTAATGGTCAGACAGGAGAAGCTCGTATTGACATTCTCCTTCGTCTTATTAAATCAAATCAGCCTTTAGAACTTGCTAAGGGCGGTACTTTTCTTGTTACAGATATCGAACATGCTATTGGTGGTATTGAAGCCTGGAAAAAAGATAAGTCTGAAACTAAAAAGCCTATTCCTCTTAAAGGTGATAATGATACATTCATTACAACATCTGATCTAGGTAAATCAAAAGTCTTTGGTGGCGGGGGTGGAGCCGGTGGCGGTACAGCTAATACCAAAAATACAGAATCACATCAATGTGTAATGCTTCAAGCTATGTTAGATCATGGTGTTCAATCACAAGATTACTTCACAGATAAGATTATGAAAGATGCTTATAAGAAAGTATTTGTTGATGCATCCTTAGATGAAGTATTAAGTGTAAGTGATGATTGGATTACCTCATCATACGAATCTGCGGTATTACTATTTAAAAATGGCTACATCAAGAAAGGTATGACATTCCATCGTGGCGATAAAGTTATGGCTGAAATCTACGCTAAGAAAACCGTTGCATTTAAGAACAACGGTTTTTCTCCATTAAAAGATGACAAATGGAACCCAGGCGATATCTGGGCAGTTGCGAAAGGATTTAATGTTAAGAAAGAACTTGGTGATGATAGTGTTAAAACATTAAATGAAGATATTCTACAGCACTTTGTACAAAAGCGTTTGATTGGTATATCACTTAAGAAAGTAAAAAAGAAAGCCAAGCATGTAGAAATGAATGTTGAAAGACCACCAGATATTGATGATCATAAAGTAAAACAAATTCTATTACAAGGTGCCAAGCGTGGTGACTTCTGGTCAACAAAAGGTGGAGCAATTGTATATGATGCCGGTGCTCTTCTTTTAAAAGATAATAGTGCTGGTGGTACTGTTAAAGCAGAGATTAAAGGTAAGACTGCAAGAGGCGGTGGTGCTGGTTGGGGAATACTTATTGATGCAGCTAAACAAGTATTTAGAAAGACGGTTGTATCAGATAAATTTAAAGCAGATGTTTTTGGTGTTGCTAAAAAGATAGAGAAAGGTGATAAGAAATCAATTGAAAAATTCTATAAGATGTATAATCACTTTTATGATGAATCACTTGAAGATTTTTCAGCTAATCTAAAGAAGAAAGATAAGTTTTGGATTTCTGCTAAGTATGGTGTAATAAGTATATGCTACATGGTTTCAACTAATAGTGGACCAAAAGCTAATCGATTTATTACTAAAATTGTAAACTATGCTGGATCAAAGGCAGAAGATTCAAGCGCATACGTAAAGGTATATGAATAATGGATACATTCTTAGAATACTACGACGAAAAAAGTAACTTTGGTTTATACGAAGGTGTAAGAGTTCCGTTAGAAAGCCCAATGATTGAGGAGTCTGAACCAGAACTTAATTCACCAAAGCGAAGCTCAGGTAAAAAGAAATATGTTGTTTACGTAAAAAACCCAAAGACTGGTAACGTAAAGAAGATTGAGTTCGGCGATGAAAAGGGTGGACTTACATCAAAGATTAATGATAGAGAAGCTGCAAGAAATTTTGCATCTCGTCATAATTGTGATACTAAAACTGATAAAACAAAAGCAGGCTATTGGGCATGTCGTTTACCAAAGTATGCTAAACAATTAGGATTGAAAGGTGGCGGAAGTTATTTCTGGTAATCCATACGTTGATGATGGAAATATAAGAACGTTCGATATTGAAAGACCAGCTACAGATTATGTGTGGCACCGAGATGAAGAAGATCGAACAATTAAATGTATAGAAGGTGAAGGCTGGCAATTACAAATAGAAGATTGCTTACCTTTCCTTTTAAAATTAAATCAAGAAGTTTGTATACCTAAAATGGTGTACCATCGTCTTATAAAAGGTTATAATACTTTAAAGGTAGAAATTAAATGAGATCATTAAAAGGTTATTTATCAGAAGCAGCAGGTAAGAATACACACATGACACACCTCGAAGATTTAATTCTTGATGGTGGTGTAAAGGGTGCTCGTCAAGCTATTCTAGCGCTTCGTTCTTTACGTGATATGCTACAAGGTAATTCAAAAGCTCCTGTAGATGTAACTGTAAAGTGGGACGGTGCTCCTGCTATTTTTGCTGGTACAGATCCTCGTGATGGTAAATTCTTTATTGCAAAGAAAGGTGTATTCAATAAAGATCCAAAGGTCTATAAGAGCTATGACGATATCGAAGCAGATAATAAAGGTAAA